GCCTTGCATATATCTGTTATACGCATCTGGATCAGTTTGACGTAACTTTTCAGCCATATTAAATTCTTGAATAGATGTTGGTACTGAACCAGCACCACTTGCATCAGCAAGTAAATTCTTAATTTGACTTTCAGCAATCAGTTTTTCCATATCAGGACCACCTTCAGCTAACGCTCCAAGTATGTCAGGTCTAGTAGCTTCTCTTCTTGTAGAACCACCAAAAGCATAATTAGGAACAACATTGCCTTCAAATTTATCTCTAACACCCTCTTGTTCTAATCTTAAAGCCTTTGCAACGGCATCTGATTTTAACTGTTTATTTGCTTCTTCTTTTTCCGAAGCTCTTTTTTCTTTAAATCTCGCAGCTAGTGCTTCTCCTAATTTAGCAACTCCTTGTATTGGAGAAGGTGGTATAACATGACCACCCACAGTTGTCATATTAAGCGGAGTCATAGATTGCTGTCTTAATGAATCAGCTAACGCACGATCTCTACTGATAGTAGTAGGATCAGTAAAAGAGATTGACCTTACACCACCAAAATTAGGTTGAGTTACTTTTTCATCATCTGGTCGGGTTCTATACGGATTATAAAATGCCATTTTTTTCCTCTTTTAAAATAACCAAACACGCTTTATCCATGTAGTGACGGATAATGTTTTTAATCTTTGGCTTGTCTTTTATAAAACTTGCAAATCTTTCTCCAAATCTTATGTAAAGTTTAAGCAACCACTTAGGTGCTAATGTAAACAACCATTCTCTAAAGATTAACCACTTAGGATTAGACTCGCCATATACTGCTCTGGCTACCCAACATAAACCGATAGCAGCAGAACCAAGACTAAATAATCCTGACATATTATTACCAGCTTGTGCCATTTGTTGATTATAGGTATTCATCGCTGCTTGATGTTGCTGACCTACTGCACCTTGAATATTAGGCGGTGCTATATTTGCACCTTGATAACCTTGAAATTGTGGCATCATTGGCTGATTACCTGTACGCAGAGCATTAACCTCTGATAAAGGTAAACTACGCAAAAATGCCTGTTCCTGAATACCGCGACCGCGTTCACCAGCTTGCATACCATATAAGCGTTCTTGTTCGCCACCAGCAGCTAAAATAGCAGCTATTTTTAAATCATTCTCTCTTCTATCTGCCTGGTCCATAGCACCTTCAAAGGCACTACCACCAGGATTATGTCCTCGAACTAAAAGGTCTGTCTCAGTCGCTTCACGTTGAGCATCAAGTAAAGGTTGCTCTCTGGCTAAAATAGCATTAGCGATAGCATCTCTTCCACCTACTGTCGGTTGTGTCGTTATATCACCAACCTGGCTAAGATCAAAAGGAGTGCCAAGACTTTTTTGTACTTCAGTTAATCCCTGTTCGGCAATACCGCCAAGCTGAGTACCAATTCGTTGTTCCTGGTCGAGTCTTTCTTGTCCAAGCGGAGTTAGGGTATCGGTTATAAATACTTCATCGTTTGGTCTAAACTCAACACTTCTTTTGCCAATAGGATTAATAAAACTAGGATTACCTAATTTAGCAGTAGCTCGTGCAGCATCAATATTTGCAGCACCTTGAGCAATAGCAGCACCTCGATAGTCTGGTGGGGCTGGTGGATCAGGTTTTGAAAAATACATTATCAAACCTAATCTTGTGAGATAATTCTCTACAAATTTTACTATCGTTTTAACCACTTACATTCTCCTTTTAACATTCCGTAAACAAGCATATCGTCATCTTTTAATGCTCTTCTCATATTACCTTCTAATTTAAACCCTAAATGTTTATCAAACTTTCTTGCATCCTTATTTGACTTAGGAACAAGACCTGTAATTCTTTGTACACCAAGTTGATTAAATGGATAATCAAACATAGCGTGTAAAAACTTTTTAGTAAGCCATCTCTTCCCTTCTTTTCCAGCTATGTGAGCGCAGATATTTTCTCCTGAAAAATGGTTATATAGCACTCCCGCTATCAGTTCGCCATTCTTATCGAGCAATCCTATACAAGTATAATTCTCAAAAGGGAAATGAGTATTATCTGTTTGCTCCGATACGAAATCTGCAATTTTCTCTTTCGGTTGAGTAATAATCAAAGTAAGTTACCTTATAATACATCGCCTACCTCATACAGAAAATCTGTTGCTTCCCATCTCAGTTCACTAGGATTACCACCTGACTGAGATTGAAGCCTTAATGCAGCAGCAGTTCCGACTGCGACTAAAGTCTGCCAGTCTCGAATAACCGCTAAATCTCCACCCCATAATCCAGCATCCCATCTCGCAGCATCCCATAGACCGCCTACAATGGGGCTGAAGGTCAGACTAGCATTAACAGGTACATCTTCATAATCTACGTTAAGTGCAGCCGAGAAACTTGGAGTGCCGTTTGATAAGAGAATTGGTCTTATCATTTTAAAATGTTTTATAAGCCCTCGTGAACCAAAATATGAGAAGGCTTGTTTTGCTTCTGCATTAATATTACTGGTGTCGTCTTGATCTTTATTCCAGAATTTAAAGACTTTTTCATCACTACCAAAATAGGCATCACTTCCGAATAATTCCCAACAGTTCGCCTCGATGTTGGTAAACTTACCCCAAGCACCAGTTAGTGTATTCATTGCGTACTGAATCTGACCTGAACCTACTTTTTCAGGAATATTTAAAAGTAGCATTTCAGCTTGTGGGAAAAGGAATAATTGCCAACCAAAGTTAGTGCTATATAAAGCAGAAGCATTACTAACATCGGCTTGTATTTTGTCCGTTATCGCAACATTAGGTGCAACATCACTTGAGGCTAATGCCTTGCTCATAGGATAGACACCTTGCTTGGTTAATATAAGCAAGTCTCCGCCATATTTAACCATTGGCCGATCACCGATTGGTTCGCCAACGTGCCAGACTCCGACAAGGCTAAAAGTAGCAGCAGCAGCGGGATCAGTACCTTCAAAGACTACAACCTCTCCTTCGGAAGTAATCGCTACCCAGTAGTCGTCTAATCCTTCGCCAGCATCAATAGTCCATGCACCGCCAGCGATAATTTTACCACCACGCTTTACTATACCATTTAAGTTGATCTCAGTAGCACCACCACCAACTCCATTTGCGGGGAGATACCAGCAAGATAAAGAATTTTTCTCAACAGCCCATAATCTTCGTTTATGTGTAAACGGCTTATCTAAAAGGCTTGTTGTAACATTGGTAATCGCTGGTGTTGATGAAGCATTAATTGTTATCCAGGTTGAACCATTATGATAACGTGGTGAATCAGTACCATTAAAACAACAAAGCCAGTTTGTGCCAGATGAATCCATATAATTAATATGTTGCCATTTAGCATTGGTAAGAGAAGTAACCTCTGCACTTCCCACCGCACCAGCAGCCGTTACGTTAAAGAAACTTGAACCAGCAGCAGCATATAATTTCTGTGTGCCGTCTGACTTGTTATAAGCCATTAACGACTGAACTTGCGCTCCCAAACCTGTCGCATGAGAGGAATAACCTCTTCTTACTCTAATATCAGATGTTTGAGGAAACCAATTATCTAATTGGATAGCATCCTCTGGTTTCATGTCTGCAATCGAATCACGACTGTTCAGACCACCGACAGGCGATGTTATTGATACTTGCCCACTAAGTTTGCGCCTTGAATTTCTAGGTTGTTTTAATAGTGCTGCCTGTCTCACGATATATCCCAGTTGCCTTGCGGTACAAATAATCCAGGTCGATATTCTGCAAGACCACCAGCTAAATCAAGTACTGGTTTTGTTGCTTCTCTTGCAACAGCATCAGCGACTCTTCTTTCGTATTTATTATAATCTTCGGCATAAGCTAAACCCTTTGCTTGTTTCCACCGCCAGATTACACCGATTGCCATTATCTTCTCGGATATTCTGCCAATATCAGAATCCGCAGTCCAAGCATCTTGCGTAGTACCGCCCGATGATTCACACCAATGATTACTTATGTATTCAAATGCTACTGTCTCACCGCCTTTTGGCGCTGGATCAAACAGTAATAAGTTTCCCATGAAACGATATTGGTCAAATGGTCCAGATACAGGACTTGCCTGTAATCCCTGATAAGCTCTGGCCGTTAATGGTCCGAATAATGGTCGTCTTTGTGTTCTGTTCCACATTGTCTCGTTAGTGATTCGGACTGCACTTGCATCAAAATCACCAGCAGAAATAATTGAACTTATTGCCCCTTGTGAGGCTTGAACGAGTCTGGCTTTACCACCAGTTGAATAAGTGCTGTAATCTGAGGAATCGGTATCGTCAAGTGTAAAAACATTGGCATTAGTTCTCGTTATCGTGTACCTGTTTCCGTTTAACTGGACCATCCCCTCAACATCCGCAATGTCTACCTGATCACCAGTTGAATAACCATGAGCATTAGACGTAACAGATGCTGGGTTAGCTTTCGTTACAGCAGTTATGGTTTTAGCAGCACCACCAGTTGTAAAGGTTACTTCTTTGGTCATAGACTGCCAGGTGTGTCGCTCTGCCAGTTCTTCGCCTTCTTCGTTTGCTAAAGCAAGCACCTGAATAATTTGTTCATCAGTATTGCCAGCAACGGCTGAAGGAGCTGCGATACCAATCCTTCTGGTAACTTGTTGAACCATTGTTAATAATGACATTATGTTTTCTTTTTCCTCGTTTTCTTAACTGGCTGAGATTCTAATGCTTCTAATCTAGCTGTTAGACTACTTAAATCCTCTGTTAATTTTTTATTCATATTCTTCTGATCTTTTAACTCAGATTGTAGGGCAGATATTTTCTCTGTTGCCTTACCTTGTGAGTTAGAAGAATCTAGCCACGCTTGAGCTTTTTGTTTCATCACTCTTGAACCAACACCTAAAGATATTAGGGTTTGTTCGTTAGCTTCTGCTAATTCTTCGACAGTTCTGATTCTGACTGCAATAATATTTTCCTGGTCAGATGGACCTAAAACTGTCCACCCTCTAATCGGTGTACCATCGACAGGCATTTCCAAACCTTCTTTCCATGCCTCGTACATTCCTTTTATAGCTTGGACATATTCAGCCTTAAATCTGCCATCTCTGATACCCTGAGTGAGTTGTTCTATCCATTCATGGTAAATTCGTGGAATTTCATCTTTACTCCCCGCTGGAGTTATAACTGCATAATCGACATCAACTGCAACATAATGACCAGCTTCAATAGAAGCATTACGATCCTCATGTGGCCTTACTTCAAATTTAATAAAAGGTGGTCTATCTTCCATCACTCCAGGTTGCATAACATTTCTCCTGTTGTTGAACAAGAAAAGGGGAACTTGCGCTCCCCCTTCGTTTACTAGGTTTACTACTTCTTAAAGTGGGAAACAGCAGACAATTTCTTGGTCTGAAATATCCCCAGCAATCGCACAAACATTGTCTGTAACTGCTGCTGATACATCTAGTGTTCCATCAGCAGAACCAGTTGGAGTTAGTGGATCACCATCAGCACCCGCAGTTAAAGCAATAGATAGTGTGGCTGCGCCTCTTATTTGAAACCAGCCAAATTGCCCATCGGTCATAACAGCTTGGATTACACCAGCACCGATTTCAACAGAATCACTCAAGTCACTTGTGACTATATTGGTCTTGTATCCATCTAGTAGGTAGTAATAAGCGACTTCACTAGCTACCGCAGAGGTAGCAGCAGAAGCATCTTCCCATTGCATATATTTATACAATTTACCATCGCTAGTTTGTCCGATTGTACCTAATGCCCATTCCTGTGACGTATCGACACGAGATGGAAGTATACCAGTTATATATGACATAATTTATCTCCTCGCTTACGCTTTTTGGACACCTTGAAGTGAACGATTAGAGCAAACTAAGTTACCCATCCAAAGAATAGGTATTACTACCGCATCCTGGTTGATAGCTTTGTCTTGATCTAGCTCGGTCATGTCAGCATCACGATGCGTGACTAACTCCAAGTAATCTGTGTTTAAGAAATACGCATGAGCGCTAGGGATGCCTGAACCGCCATCAAAAGTAACGTCTGCGTTGTGATATTTTAGCGAAACAAAACCGCCATCAGCGCTAGAACCAGAGGTGTAGCGTTTAATAGATGTTTGGCTTTGCTCGAAAAATGTGTAGTAAGTGTTATCCATAACGATTAAGTCAGGTTGGTCGTTTCCACGAGAAACCTCAAGCCACAATGGAAGCATTAATGATTCCATAGTACCTGAAGCTGGAGTGATAGCACCACCACCTTGCAATGGAGAAGCAGCACTTTGTAGTGTGCTTTGCCAAAAGGTAAAGGTAGAGCTATTGATTCCACCAACTGTTCCAGTTCCCGCATCGGACACGAGTGCCTGTAACCCATTAACTTGATTTGTAGCCGTTCCATCTGAATACATATCAGAGGAAAAGTTATTTTTGAAAGTACGCATTGCATTTGTAATGCGTGATTTCGCCAAGTTAATGATACGACTGTCGCCATTATTAACACGTAGTTCGTAACCTGAAGCGGTTACATGAACTGCTATTTGCTTCCAATTATATTCAGCAGATGAAAGCACATCACTCGCATTGATATTGAGAGTGTCATAGCCTGAATATCTCTGATAAGTGCCATTTTCGGCATAATCAAGAGGACAAACAATGCTAAGACCACCATCTTCGACACGTTTACGACCGCGCCTGTTCATACGAGCTAGAAGTGCATTATTATTGCTGACATTGTCTGCAAATTGCTTTTTATGTTTACGGAACGTGGTAGATACCAGTTCGGTAAACGTGCTATTTGGACTTGCCATAAAAATTGACTCCTAAAAATTAGTGTCTGTTATTGATTGAAGCTAATGTTTCCTCAAGTGTATCTTTAATATCACCTGAAGCATCAGTAGCTATCCCTTCTCTTGCTAACGGCTTTGTTGAAAGGTTAGTCTGAGCTATTTTGTTTGCCTGTTTCGACTTCTTTTGTGCTTCCTCTTTGCGCTTTTTATTCGCTTGTGTCAATTTGACACTACGAATCTGAGGGTTTGCCCAACACGCGGTTTCATAGGCTTCTTCTAGGCTGAGTTGTCGGCCTTGTCGTTCAGCGCTTTCAATCAAATCGGCCATGTCATTTCTGACATCGTCAAAATGGACGTTTCTAATGTTTCCTTTTTCATCGACTTGATTTTGAAAACTACCAATCGAGGTAACTGCTTCTTGCTGAGTCTGCTGTTGAACAGCCTGTTGCTGAGAAGCGTAAACTTGTTCTAAATTATTAATTTTTTCCTGTAACGGATTCAGATATTGCTGAAGTTCAGGGATTTCCTGGTTCTCAGTATTTTCTGCGTTGGCAGATGAATATTGAGATAAGTCAGCACCATACTGTTGTGCTATCTGCATCACTAATTGACCACGCTGTTGCGGTGTGCCAGAGCGTAATCGGTAAGCTGTATTTAATAAACTCTGGACTGTCTTTATCGGATCAGAGTTTTCTGACCTAATCATAGCTTCGTAGGGCTTTATAGCCTCACCAATACTACGTCCATAGTTTGCAGCTTGTTTATACATTGAGATGCCTTTTCCAATATCGGCTTCTCGTTTTATTATTTCATCTTGTATATGTTTTGGAAGTTTTGAAAAAGATGCTTTACCTTTAGCCGACCATGTTGAAGGTGGCCTTTTAGATTGCGTTTCTCTTTCTTCAGTAACGTCCTCAGAATCAGCCTCTTCTTCCTGAGTTTCTTCTTCAGGTTGCGGCTCTTCTTTGGTTTCCTCTTTAGCTTCCTCTTTAGCTTCCTCTTTGGGTTCTTCCTCAGATTCAACTACTAATTCATCTTCTTCTTCAACTTCTTCAGAGACTTCCTCTTTAACTGCTTCAGGTTCTTCATCTCTTTTATTAATTTCATCGAAAGTTTCTGCGAGTGACTCATCGAGTGACTTCTCTTCTTCTACTGCTTTTTCTTCTTCCATTTTCTCTCTCCTTTGTCAAAAGGTGTTGCCTTTAGGTAAATATTTCCGTAATATGACCAAATCGCTGATTTAAGTAACAACTTGCAGAGCGATTCATAAGTACTGCTAAAGCGTTGATTTCTCTAAGGCTCTGGGATTGCAATGCTTTCACCAATAGAGCCAGAGGAATAAATCATGTCACAATCTATACGAGCTGTAATAGATTCAATCGCAGATGATCTCAAACCAGATGTTCAGGCGATAGAATCATCAGTAAAAACTACAAAAGACCACTACGGCAGATACTTGTCTATCCTTACTACTTTTAAAGATAAGGGTGACAATTTCGTGCTTATAGTAGCTAATAGCCTAATAAAAGCTGGTGCTAATAAAGCTGGTGTAACGTCAGCACTAGGTGTCTTAGGCATAAACATCCCAGAGGCAATTTAATATGAACATTAAAACGCTTCAGGATTTAAAGAGCGCTAATCAACAATTTTTCGCCAAAGGAAATAAAAGATTCTTCGGTGATATTGATTACCGCTTATTAACTGGTAAAGAGTCAAAAACTAAATTTTTAATACAACATACCTACCAATGGTCTGATATGTTCGGTGGTCCTAAAAAAGCTGTTTTTGTCGTCAAACGAATCTCGACAGATGGTAAAATTTTATCTCAAGTTGAGCAATTTGATACTCTTGCTGAAGTAAAAAACTATTTAGGAGACTCATAGCTATGAGAAAAAAATTTAAAAGCTCAGAAGTAATCTACTACGACAATCTGAAGGACTACTTCAGAAATGCAAGCTGTACTTCTCTTTCTATACCGAGTCGGGTTCTAAATATCCCTGACTCTGATTCTGAAGATCAGGTAAAAGATAAAGAAGAATAGCTGGAGCAAGACCTTTCTTAACGAGAGATTCAACTGCTGGAATACCACCTTCGGACCAATCTTTCAGCACTCTGATTATCTTTTCGTTAGGTTTGCCAGCTTTAACGCTACTGTAGTAATCTGCTAACTCACCAACTATTTTTTTCATTCTTGGTGAGTTGGCATTTTTTTCTAAACCAGGAATCTTTTTAATCTTTTCTAAAACTAATTTAGTTACTTCTCCCTTCTCCCAACCTAAATTCAATAGTGCTGGATCAGTAGATGTTTTCCCTCTGGACATACCTCTTATTTCTGACGTAGTACCAGTAATATTTTCTATTTTAGATTTTGCTTCGCCTAATAATTTTGCAAAATCAGTATTAGTAATTTTTTCTGGGTTTATATTTAATATGTGGAATCCATCAGGATTCTGCACAAATATTGTATTACCCTTACCATAAACTTCATCCAATGAAGATTGGACAGTCCTTGCGTTATCCTTTGTAATTTTAGGACCAATAACTTCTAGTGTGTCGGTAGATTTCAAAGTTTTTGCTGGTAAAAGTCCATACCCAGCAGCACCTTCCTGTGCAAGAAGAAGCCCTCTTACTGCCTCAGTTGCATCAATAAACGCTTTTGATGTTGGATCAATTCCTTTACCTGTGACATAGGACATTATCTCAGTTTGCATACCAGGAGATAATTTACCATCCCAAACTCCAATGGTTTCTCTCATCGGTAATTGTAATTCACCACCACCACCGAGCGCTGCGACTATTTCATCCTTTCCTTGATCCGATCTTAAAATATCAGCAACACTTTTATTGTAAGCATCTTTATCATAAGGACCTGTCATGTGTTCAGCTTTTTTGCCAGGTACTGTTTCCCAATTAAGAAGAGTTCTGAACTTAGGTACAGCACCACCAACAGTATCAAATTTAAGAATATCGGGTGCTGATTTGCCTTCCTGTAACATTTTTACAGCAGCCCAATTTAATTCCTGTGCCTCTGCTGCGCTTAAATTAATCCCCTGTTCTTTTAATCTTCCAACAACATCATCCCTCATGCTGTGCATAAATCTTGTTTGAGCTTCAGTAGGTGCTTCTCTTTCTACAGGCTTGCCTTGTTTATTTTTAAGAATATTACCAGCATCATCTGTTTTGTATTTTCCAAATAACGATCTAACTTCCCATATATCATTAGGAGCAATATCATCAGAAAGACCACCCTTAGACCTAACATAAGGTTCTACTTTAGGGCCAAGACTTTCCAATGGAAATTCTCCAGCAAGAACAGTCTCTGCTCTTTCTTTTGTCTTTGTTGGGAATCTTCCGCTTTTTATTGGCTCATCCAAACCATGCTGCTGCAATGCCTTAACCATATAACCAAACTCGTCAGTAACAGGAGTGTTAGGCGAATAAACTGAACTTAACACATTAGCTCTAAGAGCATCTTCTGGTGTTTCAGTTAATCCCTTATATGTTTTTTCTGCATCTTTATAAAAATAACCAGGCTTTATTCCTTCGTCTAAAGCAAGCATGATTCTATCGATATACTGATTAACTAAATTGTCGTAATCTTGCTCTGATTTTACTCCACGAGGTGCGCCTACTACTTGTCCTTCGTCTTTTCCTTTTTTAATTCTTCTAAATGTAGAAAATGTTGAACTTTCTGGTACTACATTAAGACCAGTAATAGGTTCTCTTAAAACTTTTGGTACTACACTTTCTATAACTTTTGGTACATTCTCTTTTAGAACTTGTTTAGCAACTTCTTCAGCTTTATATAAATTCTTACCAGTAAAAGGTAATAAATAACCAGACATCTCAGACCAAAATTCAGTTGGACTACCACTTCTTTCAGGATAACCGAAACCTTCTTCTAAATTTTTGTGTCCTAAAAATGGATAATCACTTGATAAATGTCTGCCTGTGCTATCGGTTGCTTTATTATAAGTAGCATCAATACCCTCTAAACCCATATTAACAAGGTCTGCTGGGAAACCTAAAATACCAGGTGGTACTCTACTTAAACCGCTTATCGCTTCTGGTATATTTTCTTTAACAGCACTCCAATAATCTGGGCTTCTCAAAGCATTTATTATATTTTTAGCACCTTCCTTGTAACCAGCAATTTCTTCACCACCAGCTTTCATAAAAGAATAATCACCACTAACAGGATCATACCCTCTGCTTTGTTTTTTTATTTTCTCCCAGTAAGATTCTGGCTCTGTTCCCCAGTCGTAAAATGCCATTAGTCTTGGCCTAAAAGCCAAGATGGTTTAATACTTTTCTCTGGTTTAACCATGCCATCTCTAAGCTCGTAATATGTTCTTTCTATGCCGTTACTGATAATCTCGTTATTCTTTTTTTCTTTCTC